TGCTGCTGCGCCACGCGCTGCTCGAAAACGCGCAACGCGTCATGGGCAAGGATGTCACCGACGTGCTCATCGTCGATATCGTGCGGCAGGACAGCTGACGCACGTCGCGGCCGGTTGACACCCCGGCGGCAACCGGTCGCCCGGCAGCGGGCCCGACGGGCCGCCGTTCCGCCCGACCGCCGGCAGGCCCCGGCACCAGCATCCCGACCGCATAGGCACGCCTTGATCCAAGAGGGCGTCAGGCGGAGGTGCTACGGATCGTGTCGCCGCGCTGCAGCTTGGGCGACAGTTCCACCACCTCCCCGCCGGCGCCCCCCGCGGGTCTGCGCTTGCCGGCGATGATTTCGGCCGCGATCTGCCCGATCTCCAGCCGGCAGGCATCCATCGTCGCCAGCCGGCGCGGCAGGCCGTCCAGCAGATCGACCCCGTTGAAGCCCGCAAGGCCGAGGTCGTCCGGCACCGAAATCCCCCGCTCGAGGCAGTAGAGAAGCCCGCCGGCGCCGATCATGTCATTCGAATAGTACAGGAAATCCAGGTCCGGCCGGCGCCCGAGGATCGCGGCCGTCATCTCGCGCCCCTTGAGCAAGGCTGATCCGCCGGAGTAGAATTCGGTGTCGGCCAGCGCGACACCCGCCTTCGCCAGCCCTTCCTCGAAGCCTTCGAGGCGCTTTCGCGCCCGGTGGTCATCGGGCATCTTGGTCCCGAGAAAGCCGATCCGACGGTATCCTGCGGCGATGATCGCCTCGGCCATCTTGCGCCCGGCGCGGCGGTGCGAGATGCCGACCATGCTGTCGACCGGCACACCGTCCACGTCCATGATCTCCACGATCGGAATGCCGGCCGCCGCAAGCATGGCCTGCGCGGCCGGACTGTGTTCCAGACCGGCGATGATCAGGCCCGACGGACGCCACGACAGCATCTCGTAGATCACCGACTCCTCGCGCCCGGGCGCGTAGTTGGTGACGCCCACGACCGGCTGCAGGCCGGTGTCTTCCAGCACGTCGGAGACGCCCGTCAGCACCTCGGGAAACACCATGTTGGACAGCGACGGGATGATCACGCCGACGAGATTGACCCTCTGGCTGGCCAGGGCGCCGGCGATCCGGTTCGGAACATATCCGAGCCTGCGCGCGGCCGCGAGCACGCGCTCGCGGGTGCCGTCGGACACATCGCCCCGGTTGCGGAGCACCCGGCTCACCGTCATCTCGCTCACGCCCGAGGCCTCGGAGACATCGCGCAGGGTCAGGGTCTGGCGTCGGCCCGAGGCAGTGGCGTTGTTCACCGTCGGCGGCCCTCTTCGTTGCTCCGCTGATCGACACTTAGCGCCAAACCCGGCAGCGGCGAAAGGAGAAACTCCCCCGGCCAGGCGCCGGAGGCCAAACAGAGATGTTGCGCTCTTGCGCCATTCCCGACAGAACGGCACCGACGGCCCCGTAGCTCAGGGGATAGAGCGGCCGCCTCCTAAGCGGCAGGTCGATGGTTCGAATCCATCCGGGGTCACCAACCGTTCCGAAAAGTTGTTTCTTTCCAGCACGTTAAGCACCTCCTTTGTCCAACTTTTTCGCAAGGTTGGACACGTTGCGTTCCGGTTTCGATCCTGTCAGCTTGGCAAAGCCGCCATCCGCCAGCCGCGCGCGGCCCGCCTTTTTCGTGTAGGTCGCGGCTTCCTTCGGGGTCTTGTGGGCAAGAAATGCCATCACTTCCCACTCGCTGGCACCCGCATCGGCCAGCCGGGTTGCTCCGGCCTTTCTCAGGCCGTGCGCCGTGCAATGCGGCAGGCCCGCAGCAATGCACTGGTCCTTGAACCAGTTGCCCAATGTATCCGGGCCATAGGCTCGGCCGCGACCATGCGTGAGGAAGAGCAGGTCGGATTTCGGAACGTGCGCAAGTTCTGCGGCCAGCTCGGGCAGGATCCGCAGATCGGCCTCGACGCCGGTCTTCCCGCGCCGGTAGCTGATCCGGTCGTCCTTGACGTTTTGCCAGCCCATAGCCGCCGCGTCCTGCCGCGCCGCCCCGGTGCAGAGGAACAGCATCAACGCCCGCCGCGCCTTGGTGCCCGGCCCATGATGGTCCAGAAACTTGGCGATCTCGGCATCGGTCCAGGTGTGGAAGCCGTCCGCCTGTTCCTTGCGTCGGTCGGCATGGCGGGCCGGGTTGGTCTTCTGATCAGCCAGCTCGTACTTGATCGCGAAGTTGAACAGGATCGAAAGCGTCTTCTTGACGTTGTTCGCCGCCACGGGCCCGGCTTTCTTGCCCATCAGCGCCTCCACGTGCTTCGGCGCCATGCGCCCGAAAGGCAGATCGCCCGCCTCGCCGCGCAGAAAGTCCAGAAGGCCGCGCAGCGACTCGCGACGGCCCGGAGACAGGTCCAGATAGCGCGATGAGCGCAGATAGGCTTCGATCAGCCATTCCAGCGAACCGAAGGCCGCAGTCGAGCGGATGGCTGGCGACTTGCTTCCTTTCACCGCCGCCTCGTAAGCGGCGCGAAACTCGGCGGAACCATAGGCACCGGGCAGGTAGGTATCGACCGATCCTTTGCGGAAGCGAAACTGCACCTTGCCGTGGCGGCTGACAGCGCGCGTCACGCCGGGGAACGGGTTCTTGCGTCCGGTCATTTCAGCAGCCTGTCGCAGGGGTTCGCGCCGTCATCACCACCAGGCGCGCCCACGGGGATGATCACCACCTTACCGGCCCTGTGATCGACTTCGATCCGCCCAATCTGCATCCCGCCAGCAAGCGCACCTTTCACGGAACGCTTGATTTCGGTCTCGCTGACAAGAGCGGGCCGGTTCGCCATCAGACACCCTTCGAGCTCGAGAATGCCACGCTGCCCACGGGGGGCGCAGAAGCTCGCTAGATGCGCGCCTCGAGGTCCGCGATCGCGGACGCCACCTCTCTGTCCGAGTTGTACTCGACTTCCTCGTCGCGCATGCGGACGCGGCGCACACCCTTGGCGCGTGACGCCACCAAGGCGTGACGCATGGCCACCAGTTCTGCAAGGTCCATCGCCATCAGCCGTTCCGGTACCAGCCGCGATGGTCGATCCAGCCACAGCCGAAGTCGAGCCGCACCTTCATCTGCAGCCCGTCCACCTGAAAACCGGCGTTGGTGTCGATCTGGGGTCCGGGCGCGCCCTCGAGGTAAGCGAATTCCAGGCCGTCGATCTGCGCCGGGTCCGCCACCAAATACCACTGTGTGGCCGAAGTCAGCCGGGGTTCGACCGCCAGCGACAGGTTGGAGAAGGGGTTCGCATCGGCCGTCTTCGTGGCCGTGACGGCAGCCAGAACCTGTTCCGCCAATGTCTCGAGCTCCGGGGGCACGAGAAGATAGCGCGGCTGCAGGCCCAGAAGGTCCGCAGACAGGCCAGTCTGCCTGCGTATCGCGAGCCTCGCGGCAGACAGGGAGGTGAGCGAGATTACCGCCGCCGCGCCAAGGTTGCCGTGGCTGGCGTGAAACACCGGCTGGCCGTCGCTCATCACCGGGTTCGACGTGATCATGGCCGCCAGCTGTGCCGCCTCGGTTGCGGCGGCGGCCGCACCCATCCGCGCCGGGATTTGCGCGAAGGCCCCCAGGTCGTCGTTGATGATGGCCTGGCGGCTGACGCTGAAGATCTTGCCCCAGGTCGTCAAGGTATAGGCTTCGCCGGATTCGGCGATGGTTCCATAGCTATACTCCGCGCCCTCAAGGACCTTCTCGAGGCCCGGTGCCGCGCCCATCATGATGGCCCGCCCGGCGCGGAAATCGCGCCGCGTGGCCTGCCTTGCCAGCGGCCGCACGCCCGAGGCCGGCGCTGCATAGGCCCGGCGCAGCTCGCGGCCAACGAAGTCGCCAAGGATCAGCGGGAAGTCGCCCGTTGAGTGCAGGGCGCGGGTGACAACCTCGTTGTCGCTCAAGGCCATGACGGAAAGGCCGGCCCGCTGCAGCGAGGCCCGGGCCTGCATGGGAAGGCTCATGCCGGCGTACTGGCGCGCCTCCGGGCTCAGGCCGTGATCGGGATGGATGCGCGCATAGATCGCCTCGCCGGCCCGCGTGGCAATCACGGCGGGGTCGGTGTGGTCCAGGGTGATCTGTGCGCCGGTCGATCGGGCGCGCGGCGCCGCCTGCATCGCCGCGAAGGCGGCCGCGCGGGCCTCGTCCGGGGTCGCGTCCGCGTCGATCTGCGCATCCGCCCATTCGGCGGACAGCCCGGCCAACCGGGCGATGGATCGGATTTCGGTGCGGGTGGCGGTGCGGTTCTGCACCTCAACCGGGTCTGCGGTCGTGGTCATCTCGTGGTCTCCTGCTCGAAAATGGGCTCCCGGGTCAGCCGGAAGCGGAACGAGGGACAGCTCCCTCGGCGTCCATGCGGTTGCGGTGCGCACGGTCGTCTTGCCTTCGGTCGAGGCGCGCCAGTTTTCGACCGTGTAACCGACCGACACGCCGCGCAGCACACCGTCTTCGATGTCGCGCAGCACCGTGTCCCCGGTCTCGCCCTGGCGAATGCGGAGGGTGACCAAGAGGCCCTCGGGGGTCACCCGCGCCGCTTCGATCACGCCAAGAATGTCGCCGGTCACCTGATTGCGGTGCCCGTCCAGGACCGGCCCGCCAATCAACCGGTCCAGGTTCATGCCCTTCGGGTCGAGCCGCTCCACGAAGCCCGGCCGGGGCACGTCCGCGAATGTGGTCGCGATGGCATCGACCGTCCGCGCCTCCCAGTCGAGGGTCGAGGGCCTGAAGCCAAGGTGCCGCTGATGTATCGTCACGACTCTTGCTCCGCTGGCCGGGCGGCACGGTCAGCCGCGAGTTCCTCGTCAAGCTCGGCAATGTCGCGCCCCCGGCCGGCCACCACCTCCTGACGGGATTTCAGGCCGGCGCCGATCGCGGCAATCTCGCCTTCGACTTCCTTGAGCGGATCGACCCATGCCCAGCCCGGGGCCACGAATTTGACGCTGCGGTAGTCGTCCAGTGCGGCCGTGTCGATCTGGCCCGACAGGGCCTTCAGGTCGATCCACCGGCGCCAGAGCGGGCGCAGCAGCTGCGCCTCGATCACCGTGCGCTGCAGCATTTCGGCGCGGCGGCGGAATTCCAGGAGGCCCACGCGGGCGGCGGAATAGCTCACGCTCGAAAGGTCGCCGGTCAGCGCCTCATAGGTCAGGCCCAGACCCGCCGCGATTTCCCGCTGTTGCCCGCGCAGGAAGTCCATGGCCTGCGACAGGCCCTGCCCCGGCTGCGAGAAGGTGATTTCGGTGCCGAACGGCAGGACGCGCATCGCGCCCGGCTCGAGGCTGGCATTCACCACCCCATCGGCCGCCGCCCCGTCGAAGCCGGCCGTGCCGCCCTCTGCGTCGCGAATGAAGCCGGTGATCAGGCTCTGCACCTTCAAGCACATCAGCATCGCATCGGATGCCGCGTCATGATCCGCCAGCTTCAGCAGGACCGGCGCCAGCCACGTCAGGCCGCGCACCTGGCCGGGCACCAGACGGTCGAAAACATGGATCACGTCGCGCGCCGGGATGCGCAGGGCCGGGCCGATCATGGCGAAGGGATTGCCGGGCGCCTCGGGCAGAACGTGGTAGGCCACGATCCGGTCGTCGCCGTCGAATTCCACGCCCGACACGATCCGCGCGCCGCCCTGTTCGCGGGTCAGCGACGGGTCGATCTGGTCGGCCGGCAGAACGACAGGATTGAATTCTACCGGCCACTCGCCCTCGGGGTCCGAAGACCGCGCCAGCGGCGAGATTCGAATGAAGGCTTCGCCGTCGCGCACCAGCGCGCGGACGGCCAGGGGCAAGAGCTGCAGCACCATCCCCTCGAATTCGGCGTTGAGCTGGCGCCGCACCTCGGGGTCGGGATGCTGGGCGATGGCCTGCCAGCCGCGCCCGACAAGCGCGGCCGTCCAGGCTTCGACGGCGCGATGCGCGGTCGGGTTGTTCAACGACAACGCCGCGGCCCGGTTCTTCGCCGGGCCGCGCGCCGCAAGGATCGACGCTTGCGGCGCCGCCAGCATCGGCGCGCCCTGCCACCGCCGCCCGCCGCCCCCGGCTTCGATCTGGCGCTTGCCGGTCGGGCGGAACAGACGGTCGATCAGGTTGAAGGGGAAGCTCATGCGTCGCCCCCTTCGTCTCGCTCAAACAAGACGGCGCGGCGGGCCAGTTCATTTTCCACGAACCATTCGGGATAGCCGCTCACGTCTTCTGGAATAGGGGGCACTTCCGCTTCGGGCAGATCGAAGTCACGGGCCTCTTGCAACACGTCGCGCGCCGTGCGGGTCGCGGAAAGCGCCAGGACGCTTGTGAGTTTCGCGGTCGGCCCGACGCATTCCAAACGGGCACGCGCTTGGGCGTCGATATCGCGCCACCGCCCCGCGACAACCACGCTCCCGGTGCCGCCTTCGGTTCCTTCCGGGTCTTCATAGTTGATCAAGGCAATCCACACTTCGTCATCCCCCATGTAGGCAAATGGGTTCAGGGGGTGCAGCGCCTTCAATGCGCCGCGGGCGAAGGTGGAGGCAGTGGCGAGGTCGGTTACGGCCGCCGCGTCGGTCAGAACCTTCAGCGCGAAGGCATCTTCAATGCTGTAGTCCGACCACCGTGAATCCCTGATGGAGAAGGGCAGAAATCCACGGGACGAATAGGTTTCGAATGCCTTGATGGTGCACCCGGTGATCTCGAGCAGGGCCCTGCGTTTCATGAGATCGTCCTCACATCCTGAGTGGACTATGGCACGATCCCATAGACCACGCAAGATGCGGGGTCGCGAGGATCGTGCTTTTTTTTGGCGTGCCGGCAGCCTCATCGAAGCCGGCCCGCGCCTGCGGCCCAGCCTTCGGCGGGAAGGATGGATTCCTCAGTCATGCCGCGCAGCTTCGGCCGCCCCGCGGCTTTCGTGAAACGCCAGGAAGTCGGCCACCACGTCCTCCATTGGTTCGCCGCCGTCCAGGTGCCGCTTGAGGCAGGCCAGAAGATACTTCTGGTCGGTGTCGTCAAACTTCCTGAACGCGTCCAGGAACCTGCGTTGCTCCACGTAGTCCTTGCGGAACGCCGCTGCCATCGACTTGACGTTCCCGCAACAAATCCAGTCGATAGATGCGCCCGAGGTCGCGAACCAGGCCATCAGGTCGTCCGTGAGATAGACGTCGCCCCGGCGCACCGTCAGATTGACAGGCTCGACGTCGAACCATTCGCAGAACTCTGCCATCCTGGCGCGTATAGCATCGGCGGAACGTGCGGCATTGTTCCCCGAGGCGGGGTTGTTCGCGCGGGCGCGTTCGTTCGTCATTGCATGGTCTCCTGTGTGTGGTATTGTTCCCAAACAGAACATAGGGCATGTTCCAATATGGAACAAGAGGAAACTGATCATGCTCAGCTGAGGGCCGCGCGGGCTTTGCTCGGATGGTCGCAAGCTGATCTTGCCGCGAAGGCGGGTTTCAGTTCGATGACGGTCAAGCGCGCGGAAGGAAGTGGAAGCCCGGCCGCGACGCCTGCAGTGGTCGCCGCGATCCGCGCCGCCCTCGAGGCGGCCGGGGTCGAGTTCATCGCCGATAACGGCGGGGGTGCCGGGGTCCGCCTGCGTAAGCCCTGATCGCGGCCCATAGTCACCGGCTCATCCACTCGGACCGCAGCACCGGCGCGCGGCGGGCCACAGGGGCGGCCAGTGTCGCCAGATCGCCCCGGCGCGCCGCAGGGTCGAAGGTGACGATCTGGCGCGCCGCGATGGCGTAGCACAGGCAATCCAGCGCCTCGGCCCGCCGCCCCGGAACGCGGATGAAGCTGCGGATCGGCTGGCCGGCGCGATAGCGCAGCACCTGGCGTTCGCTGGCGACTTGCTCAAACCAGACTTCCGGCAGCTCGGCCGAAAACCGGAAGCTGCTCCGGTGCGGCAGGCGGCCGAAGAGCTGCGCCTTCACCGTGTCAACCCCGACGATCCACAGCCGGGCGCCGGTCTTCGTCTTTGTTCCAGCCCGTTCGATCACCGGCCGGTTGCCGGGCGCGCCCTTGATCGCCAGCACCTTGCGCCGCGTCCGGGGCAGTCAGAAGGCCGTCACCCGGTGCATGCTTGTGCCATCGCCCGCGTCGATCGCCACGGCATCCGCCCCGATCTTGCCGCCCAGGGCATGCGGGAAACGGGCGCGCAACTGTTCGTCCAGTTCCGCCCAGGTCTCTTCCGCGTCGAAGGCTCCCCAGATCACCCGATGCCCCAGAACCAGCGCGCAGCCGCCCTCGGTCCAGCCCACGAAGGTCACCTCGAGCCGATCATGCTGCACGTCCACTCCGATCGTCATCACCAGCACCTCGGCCGGCACCAGGTCCAGCCCGAAGGGTTCCGCGCGCGCCGCAAGGTCGGCCTCGTCCAGCTCGTCCCCGTCGCTGCGCCAGCCCTGGCCCAGAATCGTGTTCACGAAGGTCTGCAGCGTCGTCGGGTCGGTCCTGGCCGTGACGAATTCCGTGGCCAGCTTCACCCAGCTGGCGTTCGCATGCAGCGCCACCAGCGCGTTCAGACGGAAACCGGCATGCCCCTGCACCTCGGGCCGTGTGACGCGCCACAGGCCCGCCTGCACCATGGCCGGCTTGTGCCGCTCTGCCACCTCTGCGGCGCAATTCGGACAGCGCCAGCGGGCGGTTTCCGGGGCGCCTGCATCCCAGATGATCTGGTCCCACAGGATTTCCGCGAAGGCGCCGCACTCGGGGCACGGCACCTCGTACACGCGGGCGTCCGACTGGGAATAGGCCCGCAGGACGTTGCTCGTTTCCTCGTGCACCGGCGTCGAGCCCATGACGATCTTGCGATCGGGAAAGGACAGCGTGCGCCGCTCGGCCAGAAGGATCGGCGATCCTTCCGCCGTCGCCTCCATGCCGTCAACTTCGTCCAGGAACAAGGCCCGCACGTTGTGCCGCCGCAGGTTCCGGGGCGCCTTCGCTGCGACCACCTTCAGACTACCGCCGGCGAACCGGCGCGACAGCAGCGTGTTGCGCCCGGCCTCGTCCAGGTTGCCCGACAGTACGCGCGCCAGCGCGGGCGAGGCCGCGAAGATCGGTTCCACGTCGCTCACAATGTAGTCGCGGCAGTCGGCTTCGGCCGGCAGCAAGCACAGGACAGGGGCCGGGTCATTGGCCACGAAACTGCCAACGGCAGCCGTCAGCAGCGTCGTGAACCCGACCCGAACCGGCTTCACCAGCGTGACCCGCTCAATCAGCGGATCGCCGATCGCGTCGGCGATCTCGCGCTGGAACGGCCACAGCCGAAGCGGGCCGGGTTGACTGGTGACGCCATCCGGCAGGCAGATTTCCCGCTCGATCCATTCCGACAGGCGCAGGCGCTGCGGCGGCACCAGCGCCCGGCGCGCCTGGCGCACCAGCTCGTCAACCGTCGCCATGCGCCAGATCCTCGAGCGCGGTGCGCAGCTCGGCGTCGATCGCCACCACATCGGCCGGGGTCAGGCCGGGAAGCGCGGCGCGCAGCCGCGACGGCACGGCCAGCACCCGCGACCGCACCGCGCGCAAGGTGTCCGTCCAAGCCCGCACCACCTCCACCGCCGGTACCAGTTCCTTGCGCAGAACCGCGTTCTTGATGGCTTGGGAATCGGCCTGTTCCCTGGCCAGTCTGGCCCGCTCCGCCGTGAGACTGCCGGCGCTCTCTTCGTCGCCCCAGCGCGCGGCCACGCCGCGAAGGTGCTTGACGTAGTTCCGCACCGTCGCCTCGAGGTCGTACACGTCATGCGCCAGATGCACCGCGATGCCGCGCTGCTTGAGGCCGGTCAGGGCACCGGAAGACAAGTCCAGAAGCTCGCGAAGGTCGCGCCCGCCGATCCGGTGACCCTTGCTGCCGCCCTGATCAATGTCGCCAAGTATCCGCGCCACCATCTTATCCCTTCCATTTTTTCTGCATAGACCGAAGTGGCGGGGCGCGAATTACCCGCACCGGGGGGCCTCGGGGAAGGACCCGAGAGGCTTTGCGCCATGTCAGGCGCTGCCGGATGGGGTCGCGCGCGCAAGCAGGAACGCCGCTTCGGATGGCATGTGGCGCACTTTCTCTGCAGCCCTGGCGCACCACATCGCCGCCGCTGGCCCGCCGTACCGCGCCGTGATGGCAGTGACGATTTCGGCATGAGCGCCGGCGAGCACAGCGTCCGTTGGCATCCCGCCTTCGTCCTGAAGCTGGCGGATCAGCTCTCGAACAAGGTCGGCTGCCATGGCGGCGGCTTCGGGGCGGGTGTCCGTCCGTTCGTCCAGAGCCTCGGAAAAGGGCGGGGGAGTGGTCATGTTGCGATCCTCCGTTCGGAAGCGGCCGCCGCTGTTCGCGGCACTGAAAAGGCGTGCGTCCCGCCTCTCAGGGCGGACGCAACGCCATAGGGGGTATGGGGGAGTGTGTGGCT